TATAATATCAAACTTTCCACCCTCACGGCTTTGTCTAATGAGACCTTCTTCTTCAATTCGGCTAAGGACATACTCGAATAACTCACTGTCTCCAGTTCTTTCGATAGGGATTTGTGCATCTCTTGCTTCCGGTAAGTTAAGAATTAATTCGGATGATATAACTCTAGGTCCATCTGGATGCACATAAACCCTTTGAAGTTCATTAAGGTCATGTGCTCGCTTAGTGCCAATAAGAATTGGTCTGGAAGTATAAATGGGCTGAGTTCGTTGGTAAATCGATTTATCGATCTCCACACTAAGACTTCGGTGGCAGTAATCGGCCCATGCTCTAAGCCTTCCAACGCTAATTGGATTGTCAAGTTCGATGAATGCATGACACTTGGGTACCTCCTTTGTTGTGTCGCCCCAGGAATTGCTCAGTTGCCATACAGATGGCGGCATTTCTTTAGCGATTCCGGGAACAGTCGAAAGAGCTCTCCAAAGCATGGCGAATGTCTGCTTCGGAGTTGTAGTATTAGTCCATGAAGGCGGTAAGATATTATCAAAGTCAAGGATCAGCCACTTAGTCTTACGATCCCGAAAGTTTACTTTTCTGCGGAGTATCCTCTTTCCAGGTTCATGGTCTTTATTCGGCAGACCATAGACAATAAATGATCTTGACTTCTTCTCAATATCGGTAAGAAAGTCTCCCATCTCATCGGCATTTGATATGCGGAAGATTTGGTGAGTATGATGTTTGGGGAGTTCTGGTTCAGAGTATTCAAAGCTGCCATCCGCATGGACTCGAGCTCTTTTGCAAGCTGTCTGTTGTCCGATAGCGGTAAGGACACATATGAGGTTTGATTCTTTGAGTTTCTTTCTAGCATGGTATTCTTGGGTAACATTCTTATACGCCACTTCAGTTCCTTATAGACACAGGTAAAAAAGAGGGCGTCGCTGGTCTGAACGTGTCAATCCAGATTGATCAGCGACCCCTCTCACATTTGCCCAAACGGTGAATATCTTAGCCGGAGACTAGAGCCAAGTGTTTGTGCAAGTTGATATTATACACTGTTTCGACTTTGGATGTAAATATGAGCTGAAAAACTAATTTTAATCAAAAAAAAGCTGCCAAATCATCGACTTAGCAGCTTAAATGTAAACTGAGATATTATTAGTTACGTGTTATTACCATTCATCGTCCGCAATAGCAATTCCAACCGCTATAACGACTATCGCGACAAAAAGAATGAAGGCTGGTGTGAATGCTACGAGGAAATCAATCATTAGCCATCTCCGCGCATTCAACACAGGTATCGCCCATCGGTATACTGTGTAGACACATACCTGCATGTAAAGATTCCGATGTACTGAATCTTCGCGGCTTAAAACCAGCATTAAAGCCGGCGAGTTTGGTAGATGCCTTCTCCTCCTTATAATAATGTTCTGCTGAGAAATTCTCCCAGAGCCATTCTTCGGCTTCCTCAAGGGTATCAACCTGGATTTCTTGGTTACCCACCAAGCATGTGAACGTGGGTTCGTTCATGGATATCATTGCTCCATCCGGATAGTTAATCGTCCAGTTGCTGATATTGATATCTCGTGAGTCTGCCCAATCGTGAAACTTGTGTGCCACGATAGCTTTATCAATCTCATCCTGGAGTTGAGCCAAACGTTCGGCTCGGGTTGCAGCTGGTGGTATTACCAGCTTTATCAGATGTAACTGTGTCATGGTATTCTCCTACTCTACTCGAGTTATAATGTGATCCCCATTGCTGAGTATCATTGACGACCCAACTTCCAGGTCAGCTATATCACGGATATCTTCCGGCTCATACCCACGTTCGGCACAAAACCAGCTGAACGGATGTTCTCCCAGACTACGGTTATAACCTCCGCCCCACCAACACGAAAAAATCTTCATACTAATCTCCTAGCCGATGGAAAACCCATCAAATACGTGACTCTGACTCACGTATATGCTGGACTCAATGTACGGTAGTTGATTCTCTATCCAGCCGATCGAGTAACGCCTGGATGGCTTCGTTAAACTGCCAGAGCGGTTCATCAAACGAACAGTCCGTTGCAGTTTCGTACTCTTCAGCCAGCTTATCAGCTACATCGTCCGATACCTCTATCGTATGGGTCAGCCATTCGAGCCCTTCAAACGTATCACGAGTTTCTTTCGGTATCTCAGTTTTCTTGTCAAACCCGCCCATAGCATGAGCTTCCAGCCTGTCCAAGTTCTTTTCGGATATATTAATCCGCATGATATGTATCTCCATCACGTACGTGAATAAAAAACCCGAGTACACATGTCTGCATACTCGGGTTATGTGTTACCTGCTACTTGTTGGGACGGTAGATGTTCAGTCCCATGATAACACCGTCTGCACCTTCTACAGGCTTGTTGCCCTGGGTAGATGCGATGATCAGCGACTTACCTGACGCAGACTTGCTCGTCTTCGCGTTGAGCTTCACACGAATCGTAAGCACGTTATCTTTCACAGACGTCTTGATATTTTTCATTTGATCAATCTCCAAATTATTCGCCGGAAAGCGAATTTGCAAAATCATCATCTCACATTTGAAAACAAAAGTAAACATTTATTGATAAATATATTTCCGTATCGAAGATCGTACGTATGACGCACGTGTAACACGTATGTGACGGACGCAGATGACGTAAAGACAAATAACCGCACACGTGTACACACCACACCACGCGGTAATGATCGTGCACACTCATGTGAACGCGGAATATCTTGAAGATTCCTGGAGATTCTTGGAGATTCCAATGAAGTCGGGGCTAGAACACGGATTAAAACTGTAGCGGAAAGTATTGCAAGTAGGCATCACGTACTACAGAAAGCACCAGTCACTTGGCTGATACTTTCGTGGGAAACTAATTTACTGTAGTTGGTACTATGGGAATGAATTTGAAGGCTTCACGTAATGCGTGGTGCTTAGAAGTTGACTGGTGCTTGCGGAAGGCTTGGTGTGCTTGCAAAGCTTCAGGTATCAGTCAAAAAGTATAAAAAGATGTGGAGGTTATTCTGAGTGTGTCCAATAGTCCTAGAAGTCCTAGTGTCCCACGTGCAGCTCTACGAATAGTGTTTGCAATTGACTGATGCCTGGTGCTTTTCAGTAGTCTGTTCGGTAAAATGGGACCAAAAAAAAGCCCCGCGATTCCCATCACGGGGCATTTCCTACACGGATTAGTCCAAACTTTCAACAAATCCGTCTACGATGGTCTCCATATCCAGCACATCCAGTCCACCGACACCAAGTATCTCATCAAGTGCGTCGTACTGGTTTATATACATCCATTCCAGGATTTTGACAATTGTTGCTCTGTCCATTATTTCAGCTCCTTCAGTTCAATTTTAGCTTCCCCACCGCGGGAATATATTTCAGCGAATTTGTCCGCTGCTTGACCCGACGTAGCATACACATACACGTCGGAGTATTGTCCATCGTAATCAAACTCAATCACACAGTAAATCATATCCAATCTCCAGTTGTGAGATAATCGGGACGTCCGTGTCCCGATGTACACACAGTTATCTTACGATGCGTAACGGGACGGCAAATCCGTCGTGAAGTGTTTGGAACTTTCCTGCTTCATGTCCCACACATACCAAGCTACGTGCTTGGCATTCACGTTGTGTCCGTTTGCACGTTTGTGTGCTTTCTTCACAATTTTCCCAGCTTTGGTCCCTTTCAGGATTTCCTTACGACAAAAGTCGCCAATTCGTACGGTTTTCTTCGACACGGTTATTCTCCTGTGACGACGTTGCGTCGTCTTGAAAAAACAAATTCCAAATTGAATTTGCCGAAATATCATGTCATGTTGAAACTCGTTTGTAAACAATTATTTTTGTGATATCTCGTTGGGTGACGTACGATCTTATGGTCTATCCATATTGGAAGTCCAAAACGGCAGAGATCCAATGATACACGTAACGGAAGATTTTGGACAGACCCAATGAAGCGTGTCACATCACGGTTATGTCTCTGTGTTTATTAATTCGAATCCAGGTGGGTGACAGAACCGCGCGGTTATGTCTCACTGGAATGGACGAAATGGAAAGGGGTGTGGGATAATCGCGTGACGACACGTGCGGTAGTGTCACAAGGGGACCCTTCCAAACGTCAAATTCAACACTCATCAATACTGTCTGGTGCCCGACACTCCCATTTTACCTAAAGGTCTACAAGTACAGCTATATATCCAGATTCTCCAACAATATCAAGCATTTGCAGACATATTTACTTCTCAGAGTATATATGATACAATCCGCAGCGGACTTTAGGATATATAGGAATTATGGGTGCATTAGCAAAAACAGACGATTTTCTTACGGTATATGATCGATATAGCAAGATGTACGTCGATCCTGTGGAAGTATTGTTTACTATAGCAGCAGATGTTGGGGTAGAGTCCGGAATCCGAGTTTCCGCCGCCAATAACTTGGTATCTTACCGATATCCGAAGCAGAAGTCCATAGATTTAACTGCTGGAGAAGGAGTTAAGGGATTGACCTTTATCATGGGTTCTGCAGCCGTCACGCACGTGCACAATATAAAAGAGCAAATTAACATAATTACACCTCGAATTGAGTTTGGTATGTACATGGATAAACCAAAATTGTTGAGAACTAATGGCATCAATGACAGCAGAATTATTGAACACGATTAGTTCTACTAACGCTGCAGCACAGCGGGACTTAGGAATAATCAACTATCAGGCTAGTAAGACCTGCTGGGCGTTCCTGGAAGATGATGAGACTTTTGTCAAGGGAATAATGGGCCCAATCGGCTCTGGTAAGTCCGTGGCTTCCTGTTGGAACTTATTCAAATGGGCACAGATGCAAGACGTCTATAAAGGTGTCAGACGTTCCCGATGGGCTATTATCCGAAATACATACCGAGAGTTAGAAGATACCACATTACAGACTTGGTTCGACTGGTTTCCCCGTGACCTGGGATTATTCCGTGAATCCAAGATGTCTCATACCATAAGGATAGAAAATACCGATGGGACTACTATGCACGCTGAATTTCTTTTCCGTGCACTCGACCGACCAGATGACATTAAAAAGCTCTTATCCCTTGAACTGTCCGGTGCATGGATAAATGAAGCTCGAGAGACTCCTTTAGCGATCCTCGATATGCTGCAAGGTCGAGTTGCACGTTTTCCACCGATGAGAGAAGGTGGACCTACTATATCGAACATCATCCTAGATACTAACCCGCCAGATGAAGATCACTGGTTCTATAAGATGTTTGAAGAGAAGAAACCTGCAGGTTGGAAATTATACAAACAACCATCAGCTCTAGCACCAAATGCAGAGAATTTAGATAATCTGCATCCTAAGTATTACCAGAGATTGATGGCCAATAAAACTGATGAGTGGATTAAAGTCTACGTGAGAGGAATGTATGGATTTGTTAAAGACGGAAAACCTATTTATCCTGAATATAATGACACTGTTCATGTGTCCGATGATTTTATTGAGTATAACCCTGAGCTTACTTTATGGGTGGGGTTGGATTTTGGTCTCACTCCTGCCGCTTTGCTTGCTCAACGTGATCCTTTGGATGGCCAATGGCAAATCCTCGATGAAGTGGTTACGGACGATATGGGAGCAGAGAGGTTCTCAGAAGAGTTAAACCGTAAGTTGAGAGAGGCTGAATATCGTGATGCCACTGAGATTCAGATATTCGGTGATCCTTCAGGTGATACTCGAGCTGAAACCGACGAAAGGACTCCTTACGATATTCTAGCAGCTAATGATATTCATGCCTCACCAGCTCATACTAATGATCCTGTGATACGACGAGAAGCAGTAGCACATCAACTTACTCGTCTAACTCATCTAGGTCGACCTCGACTGATCATATCGCCGAAAGCTAAGATGTTCAGAAAGGGTATGGCTGGTAGGTATTGTTATCGTCGATTAAAAGTATCAGGTGAAGAGAGATATGTAGATAAGCCTGATAAGAATATCTATTCTCATATATGTGAAGCTGGTCAATACTTAATGCTTGGTGCTGGTGAGGATAGTCACGTACTTAACACATCCAGTGGTATGTCTAAAGACAGGGTTGTTAAACCTTCAGTAAATCATACTCGCAGACGTAAGAAAAAACCTATATCAATGCCTGTTGTACATCATAAATCAGTAAGGAGTAGAAGATAGTGAAGATCATCGAAGGCCCGCTTAATGACGATTATCGAACTTACCTAAAACAGAGGTATGATGGTTCTAAGGCTACAAGAACAACTGTACAAAACATCTGGGAAGAGATAGAGAAGTATGTTCTACCTTTCCGCGGTATGTTCTTTAAGGATGATACTACCGAGCATTCTATTGAGTGGCATAAACGTGAGATATTTGATGGTACGGCTGTAACTGAAGCTTCGACACTTGCTGCCTCAATCAATGGTGCTCTTACTTCTTTTGTGCATAAATGGTTTGGAATAAAATTCAGACAGAAAGATCTGAATGAAGATCATGACGTAAAGATTTGGTTGGAAGATGTAACTGAGATCACATACCAAGCCCTCGAAGATTCAGACTTCTCTCTTGAGATATCAGAAACCTATACTGATCTGGTAGGTTATGGTACCTCTGTTTTAGTAGAAGAGGAAGAAACTGATGAAGGTGCCTTCGATGGTCTAGATTTCCAATCAGTACCTATTAAGCATGCATTCTTTGACGTTGATACCAAAGGCAATGTGATATATTTCTATCGTCGACATATGTGGACAGCTCTCCAAATGGTGGATAAGTTTGGTGAGAATGTTCCTCAAGATATAAAGGACAAAGCTGAGAACGCTGCGAATAATGAAAAGACAGAAGTAGTATTTATAGTCTTTCCACGTAAAGGTTATAAAACTGCTGATGTATCATCTAAACTTGGACCTCTTAACAGGCCATATGGTTCATTATATATGTTATATAAAGATACTGAAATGCTTGGTAAAGAAGGAGGATATTATGAAATGCCAGCCTTTGTTCCCAAATGGAGGAAGACGAATGATTCCCAGTGGGGTAATAGCCCTGCTATGCTTGTCCTCTCAGACATCAAAACCCTTAATGACCTCGTTGAACTTACGCTCACTCAACTCGGTAAAGTCGTCGATCCACCTTCATTTACAACAGAACGAGGACTGCTATCCGATCTTGACCTTGAAGCCTCAGGTCTTACAGTTGTTCGATCTAAAGAAGACTTCTGGCAATATGAATCAAAAGCCAAGTTCGAACCTGGAGAACTCCGAATAGAAAAACTACAAGCCTCTATTCGTCGGGCCTTCATGACAGACCAACTCGAACTTAAAGATTCGCCCGCTATGTCTGCAACAGAAGCAAACATCCGATATGAACTAATGCAAAGACTTCTTGGTCCAACTCTCGGGCGACTCAAATCAGATCTGTACAGTCCTTTAATAATACGTACAGTTAACATACTGCACAGGGCTGGTAAGTTACCACCAATACCACAACTTGTACTAGATGCTAAAGCTGAGTATGACATTGAATATACTGGACCTCTTGCTAAAGCTCAACGATCTCAAACTGCTTTGGCTATGAAAGACTGGGCTGGCACAGTA